AGCGCCCTGCCGCGCTTCCTTGGCGACTTCGATCTGAAGCATGGGCATGGCCGAGATGGCGCACATCCATTCGTCGATCTCTTGGCCGGTCTGCGGATGTACGCCCCGCAACTGCGTGAACCACGCGCACTGGAGCTGGACGCACCCCTTCTTGATCAGCGGGCAGAATGATCCGTTCTTGAGCTGCATCGTCAGTCCTTGGTCGCGATGATGACGTCAACGTAAGACACGGCCAAGTTAATTGCCGTGCCGGTAAATGTGTGGGTGTGCGAACCGCCGCCGCCCGTGCTTTGTGAGGTATTGGTCGAAGTGGTGGAATAATCAGATGTGTTCTGACCCATTTCGTATGTTTGCGCGCCTGCGTTAAACGCGGCGTTTGTTTTGACCCTAGTAGCCATAACGTGGGTATGGCTAGGAATTTGCGTAACATCAAGCGTGGTAGACCCGACTGTGCCCGCAACCGCTTGCGACGCAAACGCGGTTGTAAACGCCACTGAACCGCCGCTGCTGGCCGATCCAGACACCACGCGCAGAGCCTTGTTGTCGTGCGTGGTGGACTTGGTCCAACCGGTGGGCGCGGATGTCTGCACAAACAGCATCACCGTGCCGCTAGGCAAATACGCCCACGCGCCGGTAAAGACACCAGGGCTGGCAATTTCTAAAGCAGATACAGGCGTAGCTGTGCCAATACCAACATTACCAGAAGAATCAATGAGAAACGGCGTAACGTCAGGATCTGCGGAATCTTGCACTTTAAATGCAGAACCCGTGCCGGTTTGGGTGATCTGAAGCGCCGGGGACGGCGTGTTTGAGTCGATAGTGACGTTACCAGACAACACGGGCGACACCGCCGCCGTGGGGGCTGAAATGTTATCGACTGTCCAGATCAGCGCGTCGTCGGCGTCTTTTAGCACAAATTTGTAAATAGCGCCGCTTAGCCAAACGTTGGCTTCGCCGCGCGAGTCCAAAATAATCGGGTTAGTGTTGGTGGCTGTCGCGGTTGAATCCGTATAGGTCGTTTGCAACGTGGTTGTACCGGCGATGTAGGTATATAATTTACCGCCAACCAGTGGTTCGCCAGCAGCGTCAACGAAAGCTGTCTTGGGCGTAGGAGAAAGAACAGCCATTATTCACCTATATTCGAAGCTACGGTCAAGATAACCGATGGGATGGCCGGTACAGGCGCAGATGCCGTTATGCGGGCTATCTGAACGTTGGTATTGGAAGTAGACCACATTAGCCGGAAATAGTCACCTGCGCTCATGCGAATGACAAAGTTCCAAGCGGCAACGTAAGCGTTACTGGAGCCAGACATGGTTAGTTTAGTGGCGCTTTCAGGCACGGACGTTCCGTTCACGTCCGCCCAAATGTACACGTCTTTAGACGCCGCGTTGGTGCTGACCAGTTGCAGCGAAAATTGGATGTTGTAGGAGCCCGTGCGGTCCACGTAGACCCGCGACGTTGGCGTCCCGATGCTAACGCCTTGGGTCAGGCTGGTGCTGTCAAATGTGATGGCGTAAGCCGTGTTAATGGCGGCGGCGGTCTGCGTAGTGGTGTCATAAAACGCCCCGCTGCGAAGCGATCCGCTGCCGAGAATGGCGTAAAGGTTATAGAAGTACCGATACCATGCCCGCGTCACGTAGTTCGTCATCGTGTCCCAGATCGGAACACGCGGAGCCGGTATTTGCGTGACGTTATCAGGCATTGGTCGGGCTCACAATCAGTTCCGCGCCCATGATGGCGATCTTGACCGGATCGGTTCCAGACACCTCGTACACGCGGTCGCGAAGTTTCATGGTCATGCCAAGTCTGCGCCACAAGACGCGCCGCCCGGTTTCACCAATCTTGCCCATGGACCGCCAATGTTCACTAGACCAAGTGTGCCCGCCATCATCTGACCAGCGCAACATAACTTGTGGATCTGAACCTTGCACAATAATTTCAGACGTCGCTTCTTCGGACTCGCCGCTAAAAGGCGCAGCGGACGCCGCATCGGACGAAATGCCGCTAGAATACGTTACGATAGCGGGCGCAGCGCCATCTAATCCCACGCCCGATTCGCAATCAAGTTGCAAACTGTGTTGCGTTGTGCGGCGCAAATTATTGGTTCCGGTAGGCAACGCCCGCCACGAACGCAACCATTTTTGAACCGCGCCCGCTTCGGTGTAAACCATTGGGTCATAAGCATAAATTTGACCTGTCAAATAATCGCCAATGATAATTTGACCGTTAAACGCCATTTGACAATTACCGCGATGACGCGTGAAAGCGTTGTTTAGCCAACCTGCACGTTGATGCCATGATTGCGTCGCCACATCGTAAACCCAAGTGATGTTGGCGCTAGGAAAATTCAGCACATAAAACGAATGGCCGTCCTGCTGGTAGGTATATGCCACAGCGTCCGTGATGTCGGCGTACTGTTGAATTTGCCATTCAACCGAATGCGTCGAGATGCGGACGCCAGCGTAACCGTTGGACCGGTACACCATGCCGCGTCCGCGAGCGTCCGAACTGAGCCAGAATACGCCGTTGTCGAGCTTGGCGACGGAGAACGGCGCAGCGCACCCGATTTCGATGAATGCGCCTTGGATACGCGACAGCGGGAAATCAGGCAGACCGGCGTCGTACCAAACTTCGGTAGAGTTTTGCCCAAACAGCCAGACTTCGCGGTGGTCCACGATCAATGACACCAGATTGTCAGGCGAGCCTTCGGCGCTGGCAAAATCAAGCGGATCAACAGACGTGCCATCGTACAGCGCCGTGACCCAAAACTTCTGGCTGTTAGGCTGGTTGTAGACGAAATACCCGTCGATAAATCCGACAGTCACTGCGCCCGCAAAATCAACGTCCGTGATCTGCGCGAACACGTCCGTACTAGAATTGTAAATGTAGCCGGTAGCGCCCGCCGCAATAAACATTTGGGTGCCGTTGTCCACCATCGACACTTGCCCGGTGCCGGACACGGCGCCCTTGGACACGACATTGAAATCGCTATCAATTTGGTAAAGCAACGTACCAGATACGGCGTAGCCGTAATTGCCGAATTGCCAAAGCCCACGCACTGGTCCTTGGCCCATCGTCGCAAGATAATTTAATCCTGGCGCGCGTTGAAGAAACGCGGGTTCTTTTCCTGCTTCCGGCACAACCTCTGGAAACAGATTGATCATGCGGTTATCCGCAGCGTTGACGCTGCGAGCTACATACGCGGAGCCAAGGATTGGGCTCTTCATCAGAAGTTACCTGCAAAAATATTAAAGCGTTGACGAGTGCTAACGATGGCGTAGGGGATCGACATGATGTCGTCGGGATTATTGATGCGCTTCAGATTGCGCTTGGAGTACATCGCAATCCGGCTGACCGTCGTTGAAGGTTCAACGCCAAACTCGGGGGCTAATTCGCAAGCCAGATTGTACCGGAACGCCCGCAGATAGCCGGGCGGGAAGTACAACGGCGTTGCGATAGTGGCAGGTTGGGTCAGTTGCGCCGCAGATATGAAATGCCATTCCAACACCTTGGTAGGCACCGGGTAGACGTGCATGTCGATGTTGGGGTAGTTGGTGTTGATCCACATTACCTGTGGAAAAGTGCTGGTAACGCTTTTGACCGCGATGCCGTCGTACTGCTGTTGGTTGATCAACTTGATGCCGTAGGAAATGCCGGTCGAGGCGTCAACAAAATAGGTCGCGTCGTCCATAAGGACAGGGCGGTCGCCAACGAAGTCGCCAGAAGGGCCAAGGGTGCGGCTTACGAAGCCAGGCAGCCACGAAAACACTTGCTCTTGCGTTGTGAACGTCGAGAGCTTTTCCGTGCCCCAAGAGTCGATCATCTGATTGAGCGCGAACAACGCGTCCTGCGACGTAGCCGCAGATGGTGTTTCGCCTTCGGCTAAAACGCCTAGAAGGCGAAGGGCTCCGTTAATCTGTTCCCCGGCTGTCGTCATAGCTGGTTATTCCCTCATTCAGCGGCCTGCGACCGCGTCGCCGGGGTGCAAGTTCATTTACCGGCTCTGACGTGTCAGAAGGCGGGGCTTCGCAGGGAGTATAGCGGCTCCAGCCATTCTCTTCATCATAAATCGCTTCGGCTTCCATAACGGCGACTTTAGTGCCGTGAACCGGGTGGCGCATGTATATCATGAGTGTACCTGTAAGGTGACGCCCCGCCCGTAGACGGGGCGTCGATGGATTAGGCGATGCGGTTGAGAGTCCAGGTCAGATCGCCGGTCTTACGGGCGAGGAAACGGCCAGACACGTTGGCGGC